GCCCGCAAATACTACAGGAAAGTCCTTAAACCTGTCTAAGTCCACTTCTGGCTTGACGTGTGGCGGTATCTCTCCTCGAACATGAGTAAATAGCGGTAATTTCTTATTTAAACTTTCTATTGCTCCCTTTTGATGAAGCTCTGTATAGGGAAGTATCGTAAAAGTATCATACTCTGCGAGAGAGTCGATAATTTTAACATTTGAATTTATTGATTCAGATACAGACTTTAGCTGCGTAAAAAACGTTTTATGTTTCTTTGTCGCCTCATGATTCCCGTCATAGATAATCGTAGGTATGCTAATACCTTTGATAAACTGAAAGTATAGCTCGAGTTCTTCCATATTGGGAAGACGATCAAAAAGATCGCCCCCAATAATGTGGCTACTGCACTGTTTTTCAAGCTCGTAGACTTGTCGAAAAAACTCATGATACCTATCTACAGCCCAAGAAACCGGGACATTTTTCTGTCCCAGTTTAATATGAATATCTGCTGTAAACAATATCATCCGATGTTGAACTCTGCTTCAAGAGACTCTTCGTCAACTTCTTCAGTTACAGTTTCACGAATTCGATCGAGCAACTCTTTTTGCGCGTCTGGAGTTGGGCGAGGCATTACATCGTCCATTGACTTGAGATTTGCAACAAGAGAGGCTTCATTCTCATCAAGTTCACGCTGCTTGCACTTTAATACCTGAAGCTGATACTCTACATTATATGCAAGAGGGCCAGTCTTAACTCGCTTAAACTTAACGTCCCAGCCAGTTACAGGGTCAGTAGGGTCGCCTAAATCTTCTGCCGCAGTCAGAATTTGCTCAAAGAGTTTTTTCTTTAGATTGATAACTTTTACTTCGCCATTATCAATACACTGCATTGCGTAGCTCCAGCCACACTTTAGATCAGGGTAGTATTCTCTTACCCAATCTCTTTCTTTGTTATTAAATCGCTCTTCGTTTCGATCAAACGATAAGCACTCAAAAGGAATATTCTTTCCGTTTTGACCTTCAATCCAGTATACATATCTTGCTAGAATATCTCCTACAAGACGAACGGTGTTATCCCCGTCTCGATAAGAAAATGTATTAATTGATGATTTCTGTGCTGAACCTTTTGAATTGTTGAATGTTAGTGCCATTTTTGTTTCTCCGTAGGGGCTTCTTCATATAAAAAATGTAATACATTGTTTTCATCTATATGAAGTAGGCTGTTGTCTATAAATAATGACTTATCAATGGGAACATGGAATAAGTCTAGTGTTGTCGTGCCAAATGCATAATAGTCTGCTAAAGACCTTAAAGAGGCTAGAGCAGCATACTGTGCTATATCGGTATTTGTATGCTTATAACGATTGAACATCAGAACGTCATCATGAGCCAAGAAGGAACTTCCTTTCAAGTCCCTGTCATAGTATTTATAAACAGGGTCATATCGGTTGCGAGGAATTAAACCTTTTGACATCATGTGTAGAATAAGGACGCAGGAGGAGGGTCTTCCTCGTGCCGCCTTATATACCTTCTTCCAATCGTATAAGAGCATATATTATACCAAAAAATCCTATAAATGTCAAGAACTATTTTTTTAAAGCTGCTTAATTGCGTAGCCTTGCTTTATATAATAGCCCATCCTATTTGATGCCTGTCTTTGGGCAGTTTTACCTTTTAAATGTATATCAACTACTACAGGTTCTTTCTTTCCTTCTCTTTCTCGGACAACTCGTCCAATGAGCTGCGTAAGTAGCGGGTCATTGTTAATGGGTGTACCGAGTATAAGGCAGCTAAGTGAGTTGACTGATATACCTTCGCTAAAAATAGCCTGAGTTCCAAATAGAATATTTTTATCTCCATGCAGAATTTCATTTACCAGCTCCTCTCTTTTTTCATGCGAGACTTCGCCCGTAACACATACTGCTTTTTCACCAGCAAGTTCGGCGCAGTATTTTAAAAAATGAACTCGATCGCTGACTACCAGGACCTTATGCCCTTTTGCGGCGTAGGCCGCCGCAAGCATGGCTACCGTATGTCTATATTCTTCATTATTTGTAAGAGCATTAATCCTTTTAGCCCAAGGAATATTTGCTCCATCCATAAAACGAACATCAGAACGATAAATAGCAATTGTAGGTGTCATTGAGTTTTCTTTTATGGGCTTAAATATTTTGCTGCTAAAATAATCCCTAAAAACTACGTGTTTACCGTCCTTTCTCTCAATAGTTCCCGACAACCCTATCTTATACCTACAATAGTTTGTATCTAGTATCTTTGAGAATGTTGGACTAGACACGTGATGCATCTCGTCGAGTATAAGGGTTCCAAACTCTTTACGAATAAGAGGAACATTTCGTGAAAGAGTTTGCGTATTTCCAATTACAATAGGAGCATCTAAATTCATCTGACCACTTCCTATAATTCCTGGCTTAAACCCATATACCTTTTCTACTTCTCTTGCCCACTGATTCCGTAAAGATACAGTGTGAGTAATTACAAGAGTTTTTTGACCGAGCTTGCCTGCGATTGCTAGGGCGGTAAATGTTTTCCCCCAACTAACCCAGGCATTAATAATACAGTTATCATTAAGCTCATCATACACGGCTCTTTGGCTTTCTCGCAAATCAAATTGAAATTCGGGAAAATCAACGGGAATAGTTATACGTTTATCAACTATCTCATAGTCGTCTGGTATTAGGTCAGTTCTTCCGATTGGAATTGTAACCAAGTTTTCGCGCACCCGCTGCATGTTTTTAATAACCTGCGGGGTGCCATTTGGTTGCTGTGCAGGAACAGTATAGGTTAGTTCTTTATTTAAGAACTCCCTATACTCTTTCGTGCATTCCAAGTAGATTCTATTACTAATTACAGCTTTCAATACCCTAATTCCGTTTTTGCAATTATATACTCTTTTACGAAATCGCTTCGAACAATATCTTTAATTTCAAAGTCTATTAGATCAAAACTATTCATAGCCTTTAAAACCTCCATAAAGTCCTGTAGCCCGTTTTTACCTAAGTCTGCCTGTCTAAAGTCGCCACAAAAAACAACCCTACAGCCTTCTCCAACTCGTGTTATAATTGAATCAAGTTCATGAAATGACATATTCTGGCACTCATCAACTATAATTGTGGCATTTCTTAGTGTTACTCCACGAATAAAGGAAGTAGTCATAAAATGCACTAAACCTTTATTCTTAAGAAGCTCATAAGCGTCTCCACGTTGAAACAATTCTACACAAATATCTTTATAGGGCTCTTCGTATACAGATGCTTTTTCTCTATCAGTGCCAGGTAAAAACCCTATATCTCTTGTAGAGACCGCACTTCGAATAATAACTACTCGGTCAAAAAGACCTTTTGTCATATCATCAAAAGCAAGGTAGCATGAAATAAAGGTTTTACCTGTTCCAGCCACCCCGTGAAGAACAAGGTGATTTTCGCTTTCAAACGCTTTAAGCTGGTTTGCTGTTAGTGGTTCTATAGGTTGTAAGTCTAAACCTGCTCCTGCTAAAGTCTTTGATTTCTTCGCCATAATATCTCTTATACTTTTTTTCGAGTAGTCTTTTGTTTTTCTTCAGAGTACTCATACAGCATCCATGGAAGACCATGATAATGCAAAACACCTGCCCAAGCCATGCCAGGCTCGGGAGGACGGGGTATGGTAAACGGGCTTTTAAGGCCAGAACACCATAGCAGAGAAGCACTTTCTTTTTGCTCCACTTCTTTTATTCTATAATAAGCTAACTTACAGAATAGTGTTTTTTCATAAATAAAAGGTATTCCATTACTATCAATAAAAGTTCTTGACGCCTGTTTTAGAATACCATATAGGGTATCAATTTGATGATGCAATGGGTATAAATCTGTAAACGGGGTTTGCGCTCGTCGAATACCTAAGCTAGTCCCTTCCATATTTTTGTCATCTACTATTCTATCATCAATAAAAAGAAGCCCATCGCTTTTTTGCCAGTTCGAGGAATAAATTTTGTATACAGGAAACCTCGCTTTTTTAATCGTTTTGAAAGTAACTACCATAGTAGTCCTCGAACTTACCCATCGAGTAATCTTCTCCGATATCAAAGTCGCATCCTACAGGAGCACCGGGTATATAACATCCTCGGTCTAACTGTATAAAGTGCTGTAGCTTTTCTACATAGTGCTCAACTTCTTCTTCTGGAACCTCTGCAAGTATTGAATCGTGAACAAGGGCGAATATTTTTGCGCCCATATTGTTTGCACGAATATATGCTTCCATATCTACAGCTCCAAGAAGGTTAATATCACTTGCAGTCGATTGAACGAGAAAGTTTAAACCCGAACGAATACTGTGTGTTTTAATACCTTGATCAGTTGAGTTAACGTTTGGTAATCTTCGTTTTCTACCAAACAAAGAGTAAACAAAACCGTTCTGTTCAATAAACTTTTTGTTATTCTCTAACCAGCTTTTTAACTTATGGAACTCTTTAAAGTATTCATTAATAACTTCCTGTGCCTCTTGTTTCGAGAAGAATTTACCTGAATCTTTTGTAACCTGCTCACTGATTTTTGCAGCTCCCGCACCATACATAATTCCAAAGGTTACTGCCTTTGCTGCCTGTCTTTGTGTGGGATACAGCTCTGCTACAGAGTCAATCTCGCATGGCAATTTAAATACTTTATGTGCAATACTGCTGTGAAAGTTTCCGCCACTTCGAAATACCTCCATTAAGGCTGTGTCTTTTGCTAATACTGCCGCCACATAAACTTCTGCTGTGGTTAAATCCATTGCAACAATTTTGTATCCTGGGCGTGCTTTAATGCAACCTTTCACCGCAGGGTTATCGCGGGGTAGCTGTTGCATATTTAATTTACCACTAGAGCTAAGGCGGCCACTAGTAGTAGTATGAAGGTTAAACCCCGTGCGAAGCCGAGAATCCCGATCCAACTGTGGTATGATTTTGTCCAGATAAGTATTTTTAATCTTGGATTTTTTCCTGATATCAAGAATGAGTCCTGGAACAGGTGATTGTGCTGTAAGCTCTTGGAGAACCTCCGCGTCTGTTGAGTCAGCGCCTGTTCCCGTCTTTTTGCCAGTAGGTCGTAGCCCAAGGTAGTCAAATAAAAGCTTCCTAAGCTGAACAACACTATTAGGATTAAAAGACTTTTCATTAATTTCCTCAAATTTTCTTATCTTTGGATTTTCATACAGAGTTGCAATTGAGTTATCAATATCGTTTTGCATTATATTCTGTGCAACCATTAAACGGTTTTTATCAAAAGGAACACCATTATCCTGAATGTTTGTCAGAAAACGAGTTCCAGGTATTAGAATATTATCATAAACCCAAGCAAGCTTTTTATTCTGCTTAATCTTTACAAACTTCTCAAAGAGAATAAATGTGCATAAAGCGTCCATCCCCGCATAGATTTTCATAATATCAAAAGGAACCATGTCCCAAGTAAAGCTATCCTTTGTTAGACCGTGCTCTTTTTTATACTGAGCAATCCAATCATACATGGGCTTTTCATAGTCGCCGTATTTTGTATATTTCATGGCTAATGTTTTTAATCCGTGCCCGCCAGGATTTTCGTCAATAAGATAGTGAAGAAGCATTGTATCTTCAAACGAAGGAAACCGAGAGTTTAAATGATACTCGAAAAATCCGATATCAAACTTTGCATTGTGAAATATAACTGTTTTCTTGTCAAAAAGCTCTTGAAGAAGTGCCTCTGTTTCGTCGCTAAAACAGTCCGTATTTATGTAGGCACCTTTTTTATCATCATAGGCTAGAGAGATGCCCAGCATATGACCATCACGAGGATATAGTCCTGAAGTCTCTGAGTCCAAAGCGATATATGGTTTAGGAGCATTAATTGCATCTCGTATAAAGTTGTTTGCTTCTTCTGTGTCGTTAATTCCAAAAGCGACTGATTCATCAATAATTACCTCTTCAACAGAACCTGAAATATATGCAATAATACTATCTTTGCTTGCATCCCACACTTTCTTTGCTTCTGGCTTAAATGCGAGCATTGCAGGATTAATAACAGGCAAAAACTTCTTGTCAACACACTTGCCAGAATA